CCGTAATGCGAGAGCCGTGGACACCGATCCCTTTGCGTTTGAGATACGGGTGGTCAGCGCTTGCCGACTGCGCCTCAGTCCAGATCTTCTCAACGGTGGAACTTGCCACCTCATGCTTTCGCTCTAACTCTGCATCTCTTAGCGCCTTTGCCTCAATCAGACGGCGGGTGTGCGTGTGTTCTTCCTCAACGGTGAGGCGCCTGCCAATGTCTGCCTTCCAGGTGACCTCAACTCCTGACCGCCAGCATCCAAAACGCCCGGCGGGTATGCCATCACCAAAGATTAAATACCATCCGGGTTTGTCCCCGGCTCCGCTAACCCCCTTTGTGCCGCTGCGAAAGCGGTGGATCTTTCCGTCCATGTAAATCTGCTCTGGCGGCACAAGTCCTGCCTGCCTCATTGCATCCATCAGTTGCGCTTCGGGTGGCGCAACATATTTCTCTGGGGGCGGCGCCCACGGCCCGCCAAAGACGTTTGATAAATCTGCCATTGTCTGATGTCCCTTGTTTTTGTGGCTGGTTGCTTGGTGGTAGGTACTTACTTGATGCTATTCAGATAATCCAATAGTATGCGTACGGTCGTGTATTTTGGATAAGTTGCGCCATTAATTAAACGATAAATTGCATTAGGGTGTAACCCTACTGCCTTGGCCACCGCCTGCACATTCCTGTCTGCCATCAACTTCTTAATTTCCTCGATCTCCAACATTTTTTATCCTTTCGTGTAAAAAAAAATGTGCTTGAGTGTTGACAGATTAACACCAAGTGTGAGAATATTCAATCACTCCACGACTGGAATGGTTCCGAATGTTGGAGAAACTAGGAGAAAGACATGGCTGTTTCATTAAAGAACACTGGGAATTTGCATTCCCAAGGTGTGAAGATGTTGGTCTATGGTCAGGCTGGTGCGGGCAAGACGTCCCTCATTCCAACGCTGCCCAATGTTGTGGTGCTGTCTGCCGAGGGCGGTCTGTTATCGATTCAGGATGCAAAGCTGCCGTTTATTGAGATTTCTTCGATGAGCACTTTGAAGGAAGCCTACGAGTGGCTGACAGAATCTGCTGAAGGCAAAGCGTTTGATTCCGTTGCGCTTGATTCGATTAGCGAGATCGCCGAGGTGGTGCTGAACTACGAGAAGAAGATCGCTAAAGATCCGCGCCAAGCATACGGTGCTATGCAAGAGCAGATGACGGATGTGATCCGATCATTTAGGGATCTGCCCAATAAGCATGTGTACTTTTCTGCCAAGCTAGAAAAGCAGGCTGACGAGATGGGCAAGATTCTGTACTCGCCATCGATGCCGGGTAACAAGACTGGCCAGGCTCTGCCTTACTTCTTTGATCTGGTGATGGCCCTGCGGCTTGAGCGGGACGCCGAAGGTGTGGTGCAACGTGCGCTCATGTGTGATTCGGATGGGCTGTGGGTCGCTAAAGATCGCTCTGGCAAGCTAGACGCCTGGGAGACACCCGATCTGTCGCACATCATCAACAAGATTGGGGGTGCCTAATGAGCATGTCAGGTCTTGTTAGAGACTGGCTGCGCACTAAAGAGATCGAAGAAGCAGCCATTCGGGATCGTCGTGCCGCAGAGGATCGGATGTTAAAAGGCTTTGACATCCCTGAAACCCTGGAAGGCACGGCCTCACGCAACATCGGTGAGTACGAGATCAAGATCACCGGCAGGATGAACCGGAAAGTGGACGCCGAGAAGCTGCAAGAACTGGCGGCTGAAGCTGGGCTGTCTGAACACTTGGCGAGTCTTTTTCGTTGGAAACCAGAAGTCAACATCAGCGTATGGAAGGCGGCAGCACCTAGCATTACCGCTCCGCTCACTGGCGCTATCACTACTACGGCGGGTCGCCCGTCATTCAAAATCGAGAGGAAATAACATGTCTTTTTTAGAGCACACATTTGATGTAGACCAACTCCCCCAAGGCACCGGCGGGTTTGACGTAGTGCCCCCCGGCTGGTATTCAGCCAAGATTGGTGGGGCTGAACTGAAAGACACGAAAGCTGGCAACGGTCAGTACATCTCCGTTCGCTATGACATCACGGGGCCGTCGCACCAGGGTCGGGTGGTGTTTGGGAATCTGAACATCAAGAACCCAAACACCAAGGCAGAAGAGATTGGCCGTCAGCAGCTTGGCGAACTCATGCGGGCCATTGGTCTGGCAAAGCTGTCTGACACCGACCAACTGATTGGGAGTGATCTGCAAGTCAAGATCGCTGTCCGTGAGGATGAGAAGTACGGGGCCAACAATGATGTGAAGGGCTTTAAGTCTGTGCCGGGTGGGGCGCCAGCAATTGCCGCAACCCAGATGGCTACAACTGCCACATCTGCACCGGCTACTTCTGCCGGTAAAGCATCCCCACCGTGGGCTAAGAAATAAGAAAGGAGACCGGGGGGATTCGTCCCCCCAACTTTTATGCAAATCCCAGAGCCAACCAACACGACAGTTAACCTGATCTATAGCCTCTATGACAAGGCTCAGACGGCCCGCGATTACTTGGGCTGGTCATCCATTGGACGCCCGTGTGAGAGGGAACTGTGGCTGCGTTTTCGCTGGGCGGTGACCGAGCGGATTGAGCCACGGGTCATGCGGCTTTTCAACACCGGCCACCTTGAAGAGACAAGAATCTTAAATGAACTAACCAAGGCCGGCTGCAAGGTGCAGGCGTTTGACCCCAAGACCGGTAAGCAGTTTGCTGTGGAATCACACGGCGGGCACTTTCGTGGCCATGCAGATGCAATCGTGACCGGCCTGCCAGAAGCCCACAAGACGCCTCATCTGGTGGACGTCAAGACAATCAAGAGTAAGAAGTTTGACCAGCTACTCAAAGACGGCATGGAAAAGATGTACCCGGAATACTGGGCGCAGGCTCACGGGTACATGGGGCTATTAAAACTCACCAGAGCCATGTTTATCTTTGTCTGCAAAGACGACGACAGGCTCTTTGCAGAGCGCTTTGATTACGACGCCAAGGTGTTTGAGAAGTACAACGAGCGCGCTAAACGTATTGTGTTTTCTGACCAGATGCCGCCACCCATTAGCACCGACCCGTCTTGGTATCAGTGCTCATTTTGTGCGGCCAAGACTTTCTGTCACGACACCAAAAAGACAACCGAAGTTAACTGTCGGACATGCGCCCATTCCACTGCGATGCCTGACGGCACTTGGCACTGTGCCCGCTGGGACGACGCCATCCCTGTGGACGCCCAGCGTGTCGGGTGCGACAGCCATGTGATCCATCCAGACCTGGTGCCGTGGAAGCGCAAGGTCGGTGGCGAGTGGACGGCCATCTACATTGTGGATGGCAAGGATGTTGAGAACGGTGAAGGGGCTTACGCCAGCGGAGAGGTGCTGGCCAATGCTGCTGCCTGCAACGACCCGGTGGTTAACCATGTGCGCAAGGAGTTTGGCGCGAGGATTGTTGGGTAGATCATGCTTAGACCATACCAAAAAGACGCTATCGATGCGCTCTACAAATGGTTTGAAACCAGCAACGGCAAGCACCCGTGTTTGGTCTTGCCAACCGGGTCTGGAAAGAGCCACATTGTAGCCCACCTGTGTAAGGACGCCTTGCAGAACTGGCCTGAGACAAGGATCTTGATGCTGGTGCATGTCAAGGAATTGCTTGAGCAAAACGCTGCCAAGCTAAAAGAGCACTGGCCCAATGCGCCGCTTGGGATCTATTCGGCAAGCCTGAAGAAAAAGCACTTGGGGGAACCGATCACCTTTGCCGGCATACAGTCAATCGTTAACAAGTCACACCTCTTGGGCCACATTGATTTGTGCATCATTGATGAGGCTCACTGTGTGAGCCACAAGGATGAAGGCGGGTACCGAAGGCTGGTGAAAGAACTGCTTGAGATCAACCCTGAGATGCGCGTCATTGGGCTAACGGCCAGTCCGTTTCGTCTGGGGCATGGTTATATTACAGATAAGCCTGCCATCTTTGATGATCTGATTGAGCCAGTCGGCATTGAGGAATTAATGGCGCTGAAGTATCTGGCAATTCTGCGCTCCAAAGTCACCAACTTTAAGCTGGATACCTCTGGCGTTAAGAAGCGTGGCGGCGAGTTTATCGAGTCGGAATTGCAGGCGGCGGTGGACGTTCACACCAGCAACAAATCTGTCGCCCAAGAGATTTACGATCGGGCCGAAGGTCGCAAGGCGTGGCTCATCTTTTGCGCCGGCATTAGTCATGCCCATCACATCGCAGAAGAACTGCGCAAACTTGGTGTGTCTGCGGCCACCGTCACTGGTGATATGCCAATGAATGAGCGCGACGAGATTATCAACGACTTTAAGAGCGGCAAGATTATGGCGCTGACCAACGCGCAGGTGCTGACCACTGGCTTTGATTACCCTGACATTGATCTTATTGCCATGCTGCGGCCAACCATGTCGCCAGGGTTGTATATGCAAATGGCTGGGCGTGGTATGCGGCCCAAGAGCCACACCGATCACTGCCTAGTGCTCGACTTTGCTGGCGTGGTGGAAACGCACGGGCCTATCACCTGTGTTCGGCCACCAAACAAAGCAGGTGAGGGCACAGGCGAGGCGCCAGTCAAGGTCTGCGCGAACTGCGGCGAGTTATGCCACCTAGCGGCAAAGGTCTGTCCTGCCTGCGGCACTGCATTCCCACCAAGTGAGCCACCAAAGTTAAAGCTACGCGACGATGATATTATGGGCGTCACCAGTAAGAGGCTAGACGTTCAAACTTGGTCTTGGCGAACCCATGTCTCCAGATCGTCTGGCAAAGAAATGCTGGCGTGTACTTATTACGGTGAGTTATCTGATGCGCCAGTGCGAGAGTATTTTGTTGTTAAGCACGAAGGATACGCGGGCAGCAGAGCGCTCCAAGAGGTCGCCAAGATTGCTTACAAAGCAGGCGTAAGCCCAAAGTATCAAGACCTGGATGAGATATGCCTAGAGTTAAACAAAGGCAACCCACCCGTTAATGTGCGGTTTGTGAACGATGGCAAATTCTATAAAGTAACCAGAAGATTATGGACAGACGACCTGCTAAGCCTCAATTCTTGATTGATTATGAATCTAGGGTTTACCCTAAGTGTTGCCATACTTGTGACAACTTTGCCACGACTGGCATCTGCATTGAGTTTCAAGCCAAACCACCAATTGAATTTATTAACACCGAGGGAGCATGTGATTCATGGATATTGAACATACCGTTTTAAGGGTTAGGACAGAGCACGAAGAGCAGCGCGAACTGGTGATGTGGTTTCGCCAGACTTATCCACAGGTGCGCATCTTTGCCATCCCTAATGGCGGCTATCGCGGCAAGGCCCAAGGCATGCGGCTAAAGGTCGAAGGGGTATCACCAGGTGTACCAGATTTGTTTGTGCCGGCCTATGCTCTCTGGATTGAGATGAAGAAGGTGTCGGGCGGTGTTTTGTCGCCAGAGCAGAAAGACTGGATTCAATATTTAAAAACTATTAATCACTCTGTAATTGTAGGCAAAGGCTATCAAGATGCTAAAGAACAAATAATTACATTCTTTAGGGAAAACCCTGGTGCATGATAATAAATTATCGTGTAATGTTAAGTTTCTAACACGCAAGGAGAAATAATGAACCACAATAAATTAGGACACGCGGTTGTACGACTGAATCACATTGCCCGAACCATCCAGAAGATGACGGCAGACATGAAAGAACCAGAGGAAATCTATCTTTTGACCACCGAGGCGCTTGACCAGATTATGACCATCCGTGCGGTGGCTATGCAGGAAATCGAGGCGCTCCATGATTGAACTGCCGCTGACCATTCTGTTGTGGATGCTGGTCATTGCCTTTGTGCCTGTCGTGCTGGGCACGTTGATATGGGCAATCCTGGTGCTGGTCAGCAAATGATCTGCCTGACCTGCAAGAACCCCTCCAAGCTAGTGCAGCGTGACTTTGGTATAGGGGTATATGAATGCTGGGGCGCCACTGGTGAGGATTCCCGCTTTATGTGGGTCAGCCAGTGCTGCGACGGCGATTGCGTAGAAAACCTAGAGGAGTACGAAGCATGGAAAACCGAGCAGGAGTCTACTTAACCTGGTTGATTGCAGGGGTTGTGTTGGGATTTTTGAGTTCAAAGTATTCAGCACATGCGTATTACAACTTGGGGTACACCAAGGGGAGTACTGAGTTTGCTGTGGCGCGTGACGCCACATGTAGGAAATGGTGGTTTAACGATTCGGCGGCTCGTTTGAAAGACGCCAAGACTTTTATGTGTGGTGGGAGATGACATATCCAATAACGAGCAAGTACGGTATGAGCGATCTTGATCTATTAATACACGCTTTAATTGAAATCGAGAAATTAAAGGGGGACGCAAGAATCATCAATGAACTGCGCGCCAGAATTGCCCAGTACGAAGCGTTTGATGAGGACGCCTAATCATGGTGTGTATTAACTGCTCTAAAAAGATGATCTGTAATCAGACCAAGAACTACCATGACGAGGATCAAAACTTTAACTATGTGGAGCGCCGCCGGGTGTGCCTGAACTGTGGGTATAGGCTAATGACGGTGGAGATTCCGCAGGAATTATTTTCACAGAAAGAATCTGATGAGTGCCGAGAGCCAGAAGTTAACTAAGATAACGCATACGATTGCTGAGCATCTTGGTATACGTTTTTGTACAAGCTGCAACAAGACTAAGCCTGCGCACGGTGGAAAGACGGTTCCCGTCGCCAATGGCCGGACTCGGTGGAAGTGCGCGTCGTGCGCCGCCCGGATGAAAGAGTCAGGGTTTAAGAAATGAACATGCAGACTTTTAAGGCATTTTTAATCTTTTTAGCAGTGCTTGCCGCTTTTAGTTTGGCCGGCGCATTTGACTGGTGGGAAGAGCAGCGCCAGGTTAGAGTGTATTGTGAGATGGTTGACTTGTGGAAACAGTCGGGCGGCAAAGAAGGGTGGCCCGCATTTAACGGAGAGTTGGATGAGTGCAAACGATACTAGAACAGGAATCAAGTATGACGCCGCCAAGAAGCGCTGGTCGCTTCTGCCTTTGCAGGACGTAGAAGATATTGTTGCGGTGCTGGAGTTTGGTGCTCAGAAATACTCGCCAGGCAATTGGAAGTTTGTCCCTAACGCCAAGCAGCGTTACTTTGACGCCATGATTCGTCACATGATGGCCTGGTGGGGCGGGGAGAAAGACGACCAAGAAAGCGGCATGAGGCACTTGGCTCACGCTGGATGTTGCCTTTTGTTTCTGATGTGGCTTGACCGTAACGACGAGGAATCCAAATGATTCTTAAAGGATTCCTGATAGGTGTTGTTTGGGCGTATGTCCTTGTAATTGCCTTTCCCAACATTACACCGCATTACAACGTGGGGGTGGCTGAGGGTGAGGCCAAAGCGATTAACCCAAGAGATCCAAGCGATAGGCTAGAGATGGCCTGCGCTGGGATGTGGATCGGAGAGCAGAATAAAAAATTGTACGAGAGGAACAAATGACTGATAGAAAAATTATGCAAATGGCGTTGGATGCTTTGGAAGAAATAACGGGTTGGCAGTCTCTTGCACCGGGTTATGTGATGGAAGAAGCAGATGAGGCTAAAAACTTCCTGCGTGAACGATTGGCGCGGCCTGAACAGGAACCTGTGGCGTGGATATCAAAAGACCGTAGTGAAGTAAGCATTATGGTTTCTGAATATATGATAGCGC